TTATTAAGGTAATCAATATTAGTCTTAGGTAATTCACGTTGTTTTAAAAGATCTAAAACAATATTGGTTGGCGTTGTTTGAAATGTTTCAGCACCAAGACCCATAGTTGATGGAGCTCCAAATACAATACCTGTACCTTTATTTTTTAAATTTTCTTCTTGGGCTATTTGAAATCTTTTTTGAATACGTTTGGCAATATCTTCACCAGACGCACCTGCAATATTTTGTTGCATATGGGATATATCACGAGGATAATCAAAACCACCTTCTGTTATAACAGGTTTGGTTAAATCAACCCCTGATATATTTTTGATTGCTTGATTACGAGACATGCTATCCCAAGGAACCATAACAACACTGGAACCTAGATATTTAGCAGGATCAAAAGGAATTTTTTCGGCTAGATTGCCTAAGTTTTCTGTGATAAAACGAGAGCCAACCTCTGGATGAGGTTGTGTTGGTGTGGACTTAAGATAGCCAGGAGTCATAGACTTGGCCTCTTGAACTGCATCTGATATTGCGCCTAGGGTATCTGCTACTACGCCAGCTTCGCCACCCTTGGCGAAGTGGCTAGGGGCTTTTTTTAGGCGTATTAACCCGCCTTCCGCCTTCTCTTCTGGTTTGTCTAAGTACTGATTAAGTGCAGGAGCTCCAAACATAAGACCATATCCTGCTACTTCTGCAGGAGGGTAAGGGATTCTTGAGATTGGGTATCCTAAAGCGCCAAGGCCACTAATTACAGCGCCGCGTGTATCGCCTGTTTTGTATCGACGGTAAGCTTCACCAAAATCAAAACCTGCACCTGCTCCACCAAGTACTTTTCTTAAAAGACCTGTGCGTTGGAGCATATCTAATTCTTCGGGATGGAAACCTTTTGCAGCAGTTTTACCAACGTTTTGAGTAGCTCTTTGTGCAGCACGTTCTGCCATGACTTTATCATAGGTAGCTTGATCAACTACAATGCCATCAAGAAGCTTTTCACCTGGTTTTAAACCTTGTGCAACTTCTCTCATCTTAACAGCTTCATCAACTGTCTTGCCACCTGGACCACCTACAGCTTCAGCCCAACGTTGGCCTGCTGATGCAGCTGGTTGTCTATTAAGAGCATCAATCGCTTTAGCTCCTAAGTCAGTTATTTTATTGGTTGCAGCACCTGCTAAAGGAATGCCAGCACCAATAGCTGCTCCTGTATATGGGTATAGATCATATCCAGAGGCTTCATGTTCTTTAAAAGATTGAGCTTGTTTGTTATGTTCAGCTAATTCTTTTTCATACTGCTCAAAGGCAGCTATTTCATCTTTTGAATAGACTGGTGTTGTTAATTCTTCTTGATCAGCCATTATTGATTACCTCCAGCTATTCCTTTAATAAAAGATCTCCAATTAGGATTATATCCTGGTGGTGGTTTTGGAGGAGCTAAATTACTAGTTCCGGAAGCACCTGGATATTTACCAGCTTTCGCAGCAAGTGTATCCACTTGTTGTTTATAACTATTCTTAATAGCTTTATATTCGTCAGTTTTTTCAAAGTTACGATATGATTCATTTGGATGAGAATCTTCCCATTTATCATGAGCTGTACCAACGGCTTTATCAAAGTTAGTATGAGCTTCATTCCAAGCCATAATATCACGAAGAGCTTGTGGCGAATTAGAAATATTACCAGTAAGTCTTGAAATCAAGAGACGTTCATTATCAGATACTGCACCTTGACCCTTCAAGTAAGTCTTAGAAGCACTGAGTTCAAGTTGTGCAAGTTTTTGTACAGCTTCTTGAGCAGCAGTAAGATCAGCTTCTGACATACCTGGAGCAACACGTTTAATAGCTTCTTCAATAGAAGATATATGATGAGATCCAATAGCTCCATCTTGAATACCAGATTTAAGCATTTCACCTACTGCAGATAATACAGTTGGATGTTGTAGTACGCCAAATACTTTAGGATGCGTAATAGCTAAATTATTAATATCATGAATGTTAGCTAAACTTTCATCAGCACTACCATAGGCTGTTTGCATTGCATTTTTTCTATTACCTATTTCTTCACCTTCTTTACCAGCTTCTTTTGTAAGTTTTTCTTCTAAAGCTTTTTGTCTAACTTCAAAATCACCGTAAGACATTGGTTGAGCAGGACCTGCTACTTTTGTAGGAGGCACATTAGCAAACCCACCTTTTTGTTTAACTTGATCAATATATTGTTGATTTGTTACACCTAGAGCATCTTTAGCAGCTAAGTTAATAGAACCATCTGGTCTGATTGCACCTTCACCACCATGATATGCAGCAAGTGTTTTATCTACATCACCGTTGTATTTATCATAGTAATGAGATAATAAGAGGCTAGAAGCCACTTTGTTATGCTCTGGATTATTAACATCCCATTCTTTTGGGATAACGCCTTCTTTTTGATACTGTGCAAAGGTAGATGGTAATATTTGACCTGGGCCTATAGCACCTTGAATACCCGGTTTAGATGTATCAGCTCGACCATAAGAACTTTCTTGACCAAGCACTGCATCAGAAAGTTTAGCGACAGTATTGTTGTTTGGATCATTTGGAGAATACTTAGCAGCAAAAGGAACATTAGCTCTAGGATCACCAATTTGAGATCTTTCGGCATCAATTTGAGGTTGACCTCTTTCAATTTGTTCTGCTGTGTATTTTTCTTTTTTACCGGTGTTACGATCGTAGTAATCTTCTTGTTTATATGTTGCAGGATTGTAATGGAATTTATTAATATCTTCCGCATAAGCGTTGTAAATCTTATCCCACTCTTCTTTACTACGAGTATTAAGAAGTGCGTTTCTGATTTCAAGCGGCATATATTGAGATGATCCAGCAGCACCGCCAGCTCCACCCACACCACCAGCACCTGTACCGCCAGCGCCTGCGCCACCAAATAAAGTTTGACCTTTCATTTGGTTAAATATTTGTTGTTGATGTTGAGCTGCTTTGAAGTTTTCAATTTCCATTTGCATATCGAATGCAGCTTTTTGATCAGCTTGTCTTTGATCTTGAATAGTTTTTAATTGTGAGATACCTTGACCGCCTGGATAGGTAGCACCATAGGCAATAGCTTTTTGTAAATGCTCATCCATAGGAGACATTTGAGCTCGAGAATCTCTATACTTTTCTAGCTCAGATAATACTTTTGATGATTGATCTGGGTCATATGCAATCGTACCGTAGTTGATACCACCCTTGCCACTAGGAGTACTTTTAGCATATAAATCGCCAGAAGATGATGGTAAAGCTCCTTGAGAGGTATCTGATGAATCAGGAGCAGTCACTGGATTACCTCCGGATGAACCTGCTGATGTAATACCAGTAAGAATAGATAATGGATTAATCATGCATTTTTCCTAAGGATTGTATGGATCATAACCACCGCCAGTATAATCAGCGCTTGTACCTGGTGTACTTGTATAGTTAGGACCTATTGTAGTATTTGTTGGAGTATAAACGTCAGTATTACTTGTATTATTAGAATTACTTCCTAAAATATTAGGGAACGTTCCTGAAGTAGCTCCACTTGTATCTACAGTAGCATTAGAAGTATTTGAACCTCCATAAGACGTATTACCTAAGGGATTGTTTTGAGACATGCCGGTTAATTTTGAAAGCAATCCAGAAATACCTGTAGCATTTGCAAGATTTTGAAGCGCACCAATTTGACCAGCAAGAGGAGCTGTATAGTTTTGAGTCACTGTAGTAGGTGCTTTGATTGAACTTAAGATATTAGCGTAATCAGCTACAGATGTTAATGGTGCAGCTTGTTGAGCTTGACCTAATGTAGTTTCAGTTTGAGTACCTTGAGTACCGATATTACCCAAACCTGCTGCAGCGCTAAGACCTTGTTGTTGGGAATTTAATGCAGCTTGCATTTGATTTGCATATAAATTAGCTTGAGCGTTTGTAATGGCTGTATCAGCCGCCGTTTGATTACGTAGACTACCAAATTGACCTCCAGCTACAGCACTTGCATCAGAAGGAGCTGTTAAAGATGGAATCATTGTTTTAAGTTGTTGAGTATCAGCTGCAAATAATCCACCAAGGGGTGTTGCTGTATTAGGAGTTACTTGTCCTGTTGGAGATGTAATCCAAGGATTAGTAGCTCCATAACCGATTTGATTATATAATGCTTGTCCTTGAGCAAAAGGATTATTAGGGCCACTTAAATTATTAATTGCCTGACCAGCAACAGTGTTTTGTAACTGAGGCATTGTGCCAGCAGCATTTTGAGCGCTAGATACAATATTTTGTTGTGCCTGGTCATACCAGGATGGCATCGTGGTAGTTTGGCTGGCATTTCCTGATATGAGTGTATTAAATGAAGACATTATGAATTAGCCTTTTTTGTTGCAACAGAAAGATAAGTAAGAGCACCTTTGCTGTCGGGTGGGAGTTTATCTGGGGAGTGATCTGCTTTATGTTTACGAATCACTTGTAAAAATTCATCAAGTACTTTAGAACCGCTATCGTTGCTACCGTTACCTAATGAAGCAACAACATCAGCTGGGATTACAAATTCACCATTGGCAAGCATAGCTGGAACGCTATCACTTGTACCATCACCATCACCTTTAACATAAGTGTTTTTCAATCCACCTTCGCTATAGAATTCAGGTTGATGTACATCACCACCTTCTGCCATATGATTCATATAGCTACTTAATCCAGAAGGATGATAATCATTTTGAATTAATCCGCCAGTAGCAGCATTCATAGGAAGTTCAGAATTTTCAGCTGTAGAATATACTGGAATGTTTCCGCTGAAATGGCCGCCTAAATTAATTGGGCTCAAGGATCCAGAAGTAAGACCTGGGGTAAGATTAGCAATTTGAGGAGTTGTAACAGAAGTACCGGATCCAGATCCACCACCACCGCCGCCAACGTTAGCAGCGCTTGCTGGAGCACTACCGCCACCACCTAAAAGATTAGCCACGCCATTGGCAATACCTATTGCAGATGCTACGCCACCTAATGTAACTCCGCCAAGTGCACTTCCTATAGCACCTACTGCAGCTCCAATAGATGGAGTAAACCAGGTAGAAAATACCGTTGGTAATAAGAATTTTAGGAAGTTTTGAAACATGTTAGATAACCTTTGCGAATGATTTTTCTATTTGTCTATACCCTAAGTGGGTTAAGATTGGACTAATATCTATATGAAGCTTGGTGCCCATATAGATCTTTTGAACATTAATCTCTTTGAGAGACTGTTCCATGAATTTTAATAATTTAATACCAATGGTACCTTTTCGTTTATCCTTACGGAGAAAAAAGATATCAGTAAATGCCGTAAGAGAATCTTTATAATGAAGATGTGGCATCACAAAACTTAAATGGTAACCTACCATTTGACCATCTTCCCTTACTGTTACACAATGTAATATGCCCTTGTAGCTTAAATCAAGATATCTATCATAATCCGGATTGAGCTTTATAACTTCTTTGTCTAGTGCTACTTCGTCCCAGTGAGCATCAAGCAAAAGCTTAATCTCTGGAAGCATATTTTCTAACTTTTCTACTTGATATGTAATTGCCATTTGGTCCTCCCTGACCTTGTTGGTGCCGCTATTCCCAAGGGAGTAGGAAAGGAGTATTTAGCTCTTTTCGCGGCATTGATCTAAACATACTAATGCAAAATTATGCCGTTCTACGCCCTATTTTTTGGGTGATCCGTTAACTATTAATACAAACTCTGCAGCCCAATCTTGCCAGTTACTATATATCTCCGGGTTTGGCAAGGGATAGCTTGAAAATGTAGCAGACTGTGCCATACCATTAGCTGTATGTTGCCAGTCATTTTCTATTGTATATGGTATCAGTTCCTGACCATAGTACATAATTAAATTTCCATTAAAATCTTCCCAGCTTGTATATTGGGGAGTAAATGGAAAGTACTTTTGAAACTTTTTAGTGGTTACACTTATTGCCATTATGGACGTTCATCACCGTACTCTGCGGTAATAAGAACTCTACCTAATTCATAGTTTCCGTCAATAATGTTAGACTCAAACTCTAGTCTTGTTTCTCTGTTTTCAACACGTAGGTCAATCTTTTCTGTAGTATTATCAAACGTATATGGACCCCAAACCTCTGGTGTACTATTTGCAAATTTCAATCCATAGATGTTCATAGATAAAGGTCCACTTTGAACAAAGTCTGGTTCAATACGACGTAAATGTAACCGTCTATTAACACTTGGTGACGCTTGTCCAGAAGGAGATCCACTTACCCAGCTAATATCATTGGTGGTGAAGCTTGAATAAATAGCCTCTTCAGAATTAAATGTCACCTTATTCAAGCCAATTTCATGTTGCCAGATTGGGTATCCGCCTTGAATAATATAAACCCTAGATCCAACCGCCGGAGTTGATCCAAGGGTTGTGGTTGCTGTCACTAAGGTAACACCCGTAGCACCTATTGTAGTATTATAAATATGAGTACTTGAGGCTACTTGGTATCTTGTAGTTGAAGATAAATTAGAAAATGTAAAGTAGCTATTGGGCGAGAATGCTGGCGTTACATCACCACTTAGGTAGAACTGATACGCTGTTGGTGCTGATTGTCCTGTTGGTGTTGCAACCACTTGATATGGTTGTGTGTATGATGTTGTATAACTCCAGCCACCAAAAATAGGTGTCGGGAACACTTCAGTCGAACATCCACTAGAACGTTGAGCACCTTCTGCTTGACCCGCGTCGTACCAAATTTGATCTTTAGTATTGTATATGATAGCGTCAGTACATTCTGTAGCTTCACCCCTTGGATAAAACCACCAGATCTCGTTGTATCTAGGAATCTTAACAGCCCATACTTTTTGGCGTTGAGCATAATTTAGATTATTAAATAACCAGTTTACGTTCTTGTCATTTGGTAAAACACGCACCATACCATTGTAAACATAGAATCTATCTACACCCATCCAATAATACAATCCATCCATTTCGACCACAGCGCTAGATGACATGATAGATATATTACTTGATACAATATCATACTGCCAATAAGTTGTTCCGTTGTTTACAAAAGATACACGAATCAAACTATCTGTAGCCCAGAATAGTCCCGATGGTGAGTTTGTACCACCACGAACAGGTAGGCCCTTTACAATCTTACCGGTAGCAACGTTAACCTGATTGGCGAGTGGACCATTCCAATCTGTTAATGATTGATTTGCGTAAACGCTTGAAACGTTGTTGTTTGCAATAAATCCGTTAGATCCATACACAAATATAAATGGGTGTAGAACACAAACACCCCCATCTACCATAATTGGTTTATAGGTAGGCGCTGTGCCTGATGTATCAGCAAGACCGGTAAACGTCCATTGATTAAATTGATTAGGTGTTGTGGCCCCAATAAATACTTGAGATGTAACACCATTATCAATATTGGCTAGATTTTGTCCTGGGTGGGTAACTATATTAAGTACACCACCTTGAGGATTGTACTGATAATCAAACTGCCATAATAAATTAGGAGATGTGGTGAATGAAGTATTATCTAAAAGAACAGTATTGATTGTACCTGAGAAGGTAGGTGAAAAAGTAACAACTGTTGTGCTACCACTAAATGTAGATGAGCTGACAGTGTATGTTAATGGGTTAGTAGATTGGTTTGTAGATGCAGTACCATTACCAGAACTAGCTCCTGTTGTTGCTGCTTGGAATTGAGATCCTACAGCGTATGTTATTCCAGAAGTACCTGCAATAGTGTTCCATTGAGCTTGTGTTGTGGTACCTAATGTTAATATAGTGTACTGAGTTCCTACTACAAATGATCCAGCGCTTACAGTAACTAAAAAGGTAATAGTAGACCCTGCAGTAAATGCAGATGTTAGGTTTGTTGTGCTTGTTATAGTGACAGTATTAGTAGTAGAACTAGTGACAGCAAATGGGGAGTACCCTTTAACAAATTGAGCACTGTATGGTCCAGAACCAATACCAAATGATTGGCCTGTTGCAAAAACATCTAGGCCATTTGAATTTCCTGAAAAAACGTAATTAACACCATTATAGGCGTTCATTGACATACCGCGTGGGATGCCATTAAAGGTAGAAAATAATTGTGTGTATCCTCCTATCTTTTTAGGAGTACCTCGTTGAAAACGACACCATGTTCCATCAGTATATTCTGCTGATTCAAAGACAGTACCGTCTCGTTTAATACCAGGTTTTACAACTAATGAATATACCTGTTCGTATTGTGGAGGTAATTGCTCATTAGCCATTTAGAACGTTCCGCCTGATATCCCGCCGGTTGCTGTAAATGTTGCTGGTGAAGTAATTTGTGGTGAGGATGTATTGGTGTTATTCATACTTAGCATTAATGTGCTATTTGCTGAAAAGTCTAAAATACTTGTACCACCTAAATACATACCTGTATGAATATCATTTGTAAATGAAAACGCTGGTGTTGATGCCGACCCATTGTTTGCATAGAATAATGTTGTAGATGATTGTGTAATCGAGAATATCTGACCTCCATCAACCACAATCGTTGCTACCTGACCTGCAGTTAATGTAACTGGAGGGTATGAACTTCCTGATACTTGGAAAATAACACTATATGGAGCCGTTGATTGGTTAATCAGTACATAAAGTTGTGTAATGTTTGGTAACGTGACTGTTAAATTAGTTGATCTTGTACCAGATAATGCTACATAAGTTTGAATAACTGGAGCATATGCC